CTTGTGGGCGCCAGCCTCAAGTTGAAACACAACATCCACGTATGAAACCGCAGTTCGTATCCCGTCGTACAACGTCGTTACCAGTATCAGAAGTAGTCTACCCAATCTCCTCTGGAGATTGGAGTGGAATTCCTCCTGAGAACATTCCGACACCTGGGCCGTTCGAAACCATTACTCCTTCACAGGAGTTAGCTTTCGAAGCTAAATCGCTACCCGTTCCACCTATCCCTGGCCAACTTGGCCAGAGGCAACATTGGACGACGTTCGAACATTATGTCCGAACGTCCCCAACTGTTCCCACGGAAAGGACGAACGCTAACGATCAATGGGTAACCCAGCCCAACAGTTATAAGAGGACGTTTGCTGTAAAGCATTCGGACTCTTATTTCGTTTGGGACGACACAGCTGACGCAGCACATCTTGTTAAACATTCGTTCAAACCTTGGACGTTGTTTAACTCGATGTACGACGAGAGTATTGCCGATGGAGCATTCGTGCCTCCACCGACCGGACTCTCTGGTCTTATTCAGCAATCACTTAACGTGATGCTGCCTAGGATCAAAGAAGAACTTAGTCTTATTAACTCGATTTACGAGCTAAAAGACTTTAAGTCCTTCCCGACGTTCTTGAAGAAACTATCTGACTTTCCCGATTTATTTCGGAAAGGCCAAGAAGTCCTCAAGCCGTTGCGTCTAATCGCTGACAGTTACCTGCAATATGCATTTAACTTGAAGCCCTTAGTATCAGACATCTCTGGATTGTACCGGAGTTTGTCCACACGTGAAAAGGCTTTGAATAACCTTATCACGCGTGCTGGACGGGTTCAAACTAGACACTTCCAAGTCTTGCTAAACGAAGAAACAAACGATGTCGTCGAACACACCTATAGCTTTGATCAAGGCTCTGGTCAGAGCTTTTACAAAGTTACGGGTGCTAAGTCGACATTTATGTCCTTCGTTGAACCTACCGTATTCCATGCTGAGATTGAGTACAATTACAATTATACTCAGTATCAACTCGAGCATGCTCGAGTTTTAGCACTTCTTGATGCGTTCGGGGTTAATCTTAACCCCGCAATCATCTGGAATGCTATCCCTTGGTCGTTTGTTGTTGATTGGGTGCTTGGCGTAAGCCAATACCTAAAACAATTCTCGATTAGGAACATGGAACCAGTGATTAACATACGTCAGTATCTGTGGTCTGTTCGAAGAGTGCGCAGGATTACTTCCCAATTAAAACTCGGGAATAACCTGTACATTTCGGACGGATCACGGCCTGGACCGACGACAGTTGAAATTGCCTATCGTAGGCAAGTACAAGTACCGTCGGCTAGCTCGATTATGTCGAGCGGGCTGAGTTCGAAGGAATTCAGTCTTGGCGCTGCTCTCGTGATAGCACGAAAGCGTTCGCGTCACAGGTGGTAGTAATACCACTTTTCCAACAAACATCAGTAACCTGTATGCTTAGCAATACACTAGTAACAAATGAAGTGAAGAATAGCGCTGGGACCGAAGTTGAATTCGGTCGTATCGCTACCGGTAACCGTACAACGGAATTCGCTCAAGTGAACGAAGGTCCGTCTGCTCCACATCGCCTGAAGATTTCTCATCAGGAAGTTGGAGCAGGTCTCAAGCTACGGCGTCGTTCGGTCGTTCGATTTGACAAAACTGTCATATCGACGGTCGACAACTCCACGCCTGTGACCGTTTCCGCGTATATGGTCCTCGATTCCCCCATTGGGGCTCTCGTTGCCAACACGGAACCCACGCACGTCATCGCGGAGCTGCTGTCGTTTTGCGCCTCATTAGGCGCTTCGACAACGATTCTGTATGACGGTACTGGGAACGGTGCTACGGTCCTCCTTTCTGGCGGTATCTAACCCGCCGTAAGGTAAGGACGCTTCAGTAGGAGCCTTACGCCCAATCGCCCTAGTCCTGCTCGATAGCACCCGAAAGGGGTTAGCATCGGTCACTCCTAGGAACGAAAGGACGTAAGGTAGGCCGGTACGATACCTAAACGTATGACGGAAGACGCTCCCAAAGGAGCTACCCCCAAAGGGTTAATTCTTCCGAAGAAAACGTTTAAGTACCTGTTCGGCCGTTCTCCTATCGCTGCATTAGTTAGTATGGTAGTATCGC